TAGACTCACGCCAGGACGCCTCGTTCGCGGCCTGGGCGGCTTGCGTGACTTGGGCGAGGATGGCGTCGCGGGTATAGCCGCCGAAGTGCTGCTCCAGCCGGTCCTCCCGCGCCAGGCGCTCGGCGTCAGCCTCATGGACAGCCGCAGCCAAGTCTTTTTTCGTCGAGTCGCCGCTATCGAACGTGGCGCGGGCCGTGTTGATCCTTTCGGCGTGCGCGGCTTCAATTTGCTGTTGCATCAGGCGCTGATCGGCGCGCACCTTGGCGAACAGCACGGCGGCCTCATCGGGACCGGAGAGGCGCACGACGAAGCGCGGCGGCGTCGTGTTGGGGATCACGCCCCAGCGTGGGTCTGGCTCCCACGGGGCAATGCGGCCCTGGCACGCATTGCCGGTCGTGTCCTCAGTCCGTGATGTGTGCGTGGTCATGCTGACGCCTCCCAGTTGTAGCTATGCTCACCGTCATTGTCATCGCCATCGTCGTCGTTGGCGCCCGCGCGCACCGTCCGCACATCGACGGCGCGCGGGCGCCCGGTGTCGTCGCTCTCCAGGATGAAGCTGACCGGCTGATGCAGGGTGAGCGCATCGAAGCCGCCTTCCGTCGTGACGCCCGTCGCATGGAAGAAAAAGGAGCGGCGCGCGCTGCTCACGGTGATGAATCCAAACCCACGATCGGTCAGGCGTGTCACCGCGCCATATTGCCGGTCTCCTGCCAAAGGCATGGCGTCGTCCTCCTCATATTGACCCTGTTCACGGGGGGGGGTTGTGGTCTCCGTGCCGGCGTTCGAGTGCAACGTGAGTTTCTGTAGCCGCGTGAGTCGCGCATACTCCAAATCAACGCACAGGGCCGCGCGGTGCTCCAACGAAATCTCACCCGCTTCCCATCGTCGGGCGATCGTCTGTCGCCGAAGGTCGTAGAACCGTTCGACCACAGAGGCTCGCGCACGGAGCCTGGGGGAATGCAGGATAGGCGAGGGAACCTCCGGCACGATCCGCCGCACGGCGATCGCGCACCGGCGGCCCCCGTCGTCGAGCAGGTCACCATACGTAAACTCGACGCTATCCAGCCGCGCCAGGCTGGCGAAGTCGTCCGCGTCGCCGGCGTGGAAGTAGACGTCGGCGCGGCGCCGGGTCGGGTGGATCTTGCCCCCGCTCGGATGCTTTTCAATAATGTATCCCTGAGCCATGTCGTGCGTACCTTTCGTCTGTTGCGTGCGTGCATTCGTGCGTTCTTAATAGCGGGAGTCCACTGTCGGCAGACCGCCCATGCTGCCCCAGTCGTCGTGCATACCGGCCACCTCCCGATGCCATTGGCGCTCAATTTGCTGCCAGTCGTCCGACGCGATGGCCTCAAGCTCATCGTGCAGGCTCGTGACGATCTGCTGCGGCGGCTGGAAGTTGCGCATCATGACGGCGATGGCCGCACTCATTACCCGGTCGTCGTGTAAGGCGCCACTGGCGCCCGTCGCGCCGTTCTCCTTGACGACATAGGTGCGGCACTCGCCGATGAACGCGGCGCTACGAAAGGGCCAGCGCTCCTGGATCGCTTCCGCCAGGGCGTCGATGGCGAGCGGTTTGGTCCGTGCGGTCGTGGGCCAGCCCAACCTCGGCGTCGCGTTCCCCACGGCGTCGAAATCGACGTGCGCGTAGATGTTGGGGTACGCATGAGTGTTTTGCAGTTCCAGCAGCACCGTGCCGCCGTGGTTGTTTCGTTCACAGCCAAGGAGGGCGGTGTTGTACCACCGACCGAGATCCGCGAGATAGCCCGCGAACTCCTGCGGCGGGTAGTGGCCGTGGAGCCAGGCGACATCAAGCCCGCTGTTGCGATCCATGACCACGGCGGCGCTGAAGTCGCCCCGTTCCAAGCCTTCGGCAGGGTCAGCGCCCAGGACGTACGAGCGCCCCTGTACGGGCACCTCCCAGATGCGTAGGCCCCCGTTCAGGTCGGTTGCTATCGGCTCCGTACAGGCCGCCAGGATGGCTTCCAGCGCCTCCACGTCGAACCGGCCACGGCCCGATAGGATAAAGGCTTGCTCGGGCCGCAGTGGAAACTCCTGGTGCTTTTTGTACGCGGCATAGCCCTTGGTGGCGTTGGCATACCACACGGCGTCGCGCCCCGGCCGGATGTTCCACGGCAGGAAAATAGGCCACATGCCGCTCCCGGCTTGGGCCTCTATCCAGTGACGGTTGAACGCATCACCCGCCCCATTGGCGGTACTGATGACCAGGATGCGCTGGCCGGCCGAGCGCGCCGTGACGGCCGCCGCCTCGAAAATCGCGCCGCCGTATTCCTGGAAGGCAAACTCATCCAGGATCAGCAGTTGGCAATTGAGCGAGCGCGCGGCCTTTTCCGTCGCCGCTTGCGGCAGGATGCGCGCGCCGTTGATAAGCTCTAACGTCGTCGTCAGTTGCGCGTTGGAGAGGGGCACTTGTAGCCAGGCCGGGAGGTGCTCCCACGCGACGCGGCACTTGCGCGCGAATTCCTTGGCCTTGGGCTCATCCTGCGAAAAGACGATAACTTTGCTGTGCCCATGGAAGTTGACTTGCCAGAGCGCGAGCGCGGCAGCCAACTCGGTAATACCCAACTGCCGCGCCTTCAAGGTAATCGACTCGGGATGCTCCATCCACTGGCGCAGCACGTCGCGCTGGTAGTCGAAGAGATGGAACGGAATGACGCCAGCGCCCGTATCGGCCTCGACCTTGCAGTAATTGTCGATGAAGTATTCGGGATCGGCGCGGCAGCGCGCCACTTCCTCGGCGACCCACGCGGGATCGAGCCCGCCCAGGTCCGCGTCTGGATTGAGCAGGCCGTCGCGCTCTTCCTGCGCGGCGTCATGTTCGAGTTACCGTAGGCGGTTAAGAAGCCTCTGGTCCGTTGGCATGGGGGCTACGCTCCTCGCGCTGTTCTAGGGCGGCGACACGGGCCGCGATCTCATCGGCGTCCACCACGGAATAGAGGCGGACGACGGCGCCCGCCGCAGCGGCCATCGCTGTGAGTTTGTTCGGCTCCATATCTCCGTCTCGCACGTCGGTCATGCCCTTGACCAGCAGTCCAAGTAGGGGGCGTAGATCGCGCGGTAGGACCTTCTCGGCGCGCACGTTGTTGGCCTTGTTGAGTCCACCCGCGCGCCGTGCGGTCATGGCCTTGCCCTGTAGCGACGGCTCATGGGCAAAGCACCAACGGCTATCGGGTAAGGCACGGGCACGACAGGGTGAACTATCCGCCCTCGTCGCCTCACAGAGTCTCTCGTCAGTCATCACATCCTCTGGTTGATACGTCGCCGCAACTAACGACAACTATCGGTAAGCATCGGCCCTAGCACTGTCTATGGGCCTCGGCAATGAGGCGGTCAATGTCGTTCACGTCCCGCGTCCTTTCGTGTGCGTTTGACTGCTGTCACGCCTCGCCCTACACTGGTGCGCGTAGGGGAGGCCGCGTTCATGAACCTGGTATTTTTCATCCTCGCGTGTTTCGTGGTCGTCCCTGTCTGCTTGCTCCTGGTCTTCCTGGGGCAACTCACTTTCCTTGCCCACCCGGATATAGCGACGCTCATTGTTGTGGGCGCGCTAGAGATTACGGGGGCCTTAACCGCCATCGTCGTCTTATTGCACATCTTTGTGCGCGCGGTGCAGCACCCAATGCAGCATCAGGTTTGCTTTGCCTGCCGCTCCCAGGTCGCCGCAAGTGCCTCGATCTGTCGTTACTGCCAGACAACGCTTATTGAAAGCGAGATAGAGGATGGTGACGTTGAGGAGGAGGCCGCTCTTTGATGTGCCCTCGTGGACATCGCGTGCGTCGATGGACATAGACGCCCTTTCCCTGCTACAGATGAATGTGACTCATATCCAAGGCGCGATTGAAGGGTGGGCCAGCATCGCTATGGAAGCCAGCAATGGCAATAGGACCAACACCAAGCGTGGGACTATTGCCACCAAAGCTGACGCCGGGACGAAGCAGAAAAGCGATGTGACTGAAGCCGCGTTGTGATTGCCCCGCCTCGAAACAGAAGATTAAATCACCGGGTTGGGCATCGTCTACGCTAGGTCGCTCGACGGCGCCGTGCGCCAGGAAGTAGTAGAACTCCCCATCGGGGCCGCCATTCACCCCCTTATCGCCGTTTTCGCCGTCGTTCGACCAATTGTTTTGCGTGACAAGCGGAAAGCCAACGGCGCCAAAAGCGGCTGCCACGAGCCCGGAACAATCGAAATGGACGGGACCCGCGTGGAAAATCTGATATGGGGCGCCATTGTGGGTCAGCGCTGCCGCTAGCGCCCGTTGCGCCAGTGTCGTCGGGGGACCATCAAGGGCCAGCGTTGTTCTGACGGGTTGCCCATTAGACGCTGTGCCCTGTGCCTGCGTCGGGGGTCCCTGTATCAACGAAGTGGTCGTTGTTGACCCATCGCCCGTGCCCGTGCCGCCGCCATTGTCCCCCGATCCAAGCGTGATGATCGTGGTGTAAGCTGTACCACTCCCCGATTGTAGGCCAATCACGCCAGGGTCTTGCCCCTGTGGCGCCGCGACCACCGTGTACTGATGCGACGGTCCCACCCACTGCCCGCCGCCGCTCACCGTCTGGCGCAACTCAATCACCGCGCCCACGGGCAGTGACGACGATGACGCCTGATTGACAGTAACGCCGCGCTGCGTCTGCACCGTAAGCGGCGATGTTATCTTCGCGTTATTGGTCGGATCGAAGGACAGGAACGGGATATTACTCTGTGGCCCATACGATGGGTCTACTTTCAGAACAGGGTAGGAAATGCCGCCGACGTACGGAAATCTGTTACCCGGCGCCCGGCCAAAATTAAGACCGAGCGTGGCGACCCACTGCCCTCCCCATTGGCAGAGGTAGGTCACGCTGGTTATGTAGTAGCGCGTGACGCCCTGCCCCTTACGGGCGCCAGGTACGTCAACGAGCGTGCCTAGCCGATAGGTGGCAGGGTCCGCGATAACGATGACGGAGGCGGTCGTCGCGCCACTGGCGTATTGATCAAGCAAGGTTTCAGCGAGGAACTGTGCCCCAGAGGGCGCCTGGGTAGCAGTCGCGCCGATGCCACCGAGTATCCACGGCGCTTGAATGACCAAGGGGCGCGACCCTAACTGGTCGGCCATACTCTGCGGCGCATAGGCTTTCGCGGACGAGAGTGTGGTTGGGAACGGCCCCCAGCGCACCTCAACGGACGTGACTAGTCCCGTGTCGCCCGTGCCGTAATCGACATGCAGCATATCCTCTAGCGGGATTTGCGGAATGTACTTCTGCCCCGACCCAAGAAAGCCGACGCGCCGATAGTGGCCGTAGCCATCCTCATCAAAGAAGAACTCAAGTCCTGACGAGGCGAGCATCTGCTGGACGGGCGCACTCCACGTCTGCTGATCTGGGTTCGTCATCGTACTCTGTGCGATAGACGGATACAGGCCCGTGCCGCTGTCGGCGATAGGGTCAAACGTGATATTGGCGGGGTTGTAGCCCACCGCCCGCGCCGAATAACGGACCACCTCGGCGCCGGCCACGTTACGCATGCCCGCCATGGCAAGCGCCAGCACGTCACCACCGCTCTGTCTGCCGACTTCCCACTTCTTGTACGGCCCTCGGCATTTGAGGGACACGGTACGGCCTGCTGACGGATCATGGATTTCGCGGCATTCATCCACATATCCAGCCCACGCGCCCGCCACGACGCCTCTGCGGTTGCGTAGGCGCACCGTCACGGCGTCCATGGCCTGCGGATTTCACCACATCTATCACGGCGCCCGTGGGATCATTGAGCGTGATGGTGGCCTGGCTTGACGTGTTGGTGGTCGCCAGCAAGCCCTGGAACTCGGAGAGCGTGCGCAACTGCCACGAGAGGGTCGCGGATTGGCCGCGCGTGCCCGCTTTCGGGTTCTTGCGCGTGAGGGTAATGTCATATGACGGGGTGAAACTCCATACGCCCATAGAGCGCCGCCTTTACTGCGCCAGCAGTGGGGTCGTTACGACGACGGTCCTGGGCGTCGTACGTTCCGAAACGAGGATCTCGGCGCGGGCCTCGATCTCTTCGTGCGTGACCTGCAACGCCATCTCCGCGACAGCCATGTACGCGGAGATGGTCTTGTGCAGCTCGCACACCATCCGAGACTGGATACCGCAGTATTCAGTCAACGCCGAGGCCGCCGGTTGGATGGTTGTCCAATCGGGCGCTTCACCGCGCTCTACCGCCTCCTGCTGCCTGCCCAACAGACGCCATACCTCGTAGTAGCGCGGCTTCATAATCTCACTGTGGCCCTGCGCCAGCTCACGCAACCGCTCTTTCAGTACCTGCCCCTCGATTAGCAGGTGCAGCCGCTCGGCCGTCACCACCTGCGCCCGTGGGACGCCGTTCATCGTCTCACTCGTCATATGTGCGCTTCCTTCGTCGCTGTGTGCCGGTCTAACGCCGGATAGGGCCACCCAAATGGCCGGGGAACGTGGGGATGCCCGGCGCGGGCGGCGTCCTATCTTGTGGGCCATAACTCTGCGCGGCAACATGTCGCCGGGTGGGATCTATGTTATGGACGGGATGGGCCGTGACAGAGTGGGTAGTTTGGGTGTGCGCTATCTGGTGCCCACTCTCATTTTTGACCGTCACCGTGACCCCAATCTGTCCCTGTAGTTTCTGCGCGGCCCCGTACACGGACGCGCCGTAGTGCTGGGCCTGCGCGTTCGGATGCGGGCCACCGTTGTATTCCGCTAACGCGCGGTCCCAGCGCCCGCCCGCCGCCTTGCCCTGGATGTTGGCTTGGTCGTAGTCGGCCATGGCCTGAGCGGCGATCCGCGGATTGAGCGCGGCGGCATGCCAGTTCGACGCCGTGACCGTGCCATCGCCCAACTGTTGTGACGCTTGATTGAGATATTTGACCGCCGCGCCAGGATCCGTGAATTGCCCGAGGC